AGCCAAGCCACCTCAGATTTTTTTGTGTATAGGGTTATATCTAAAATGGAACAGATAATTAGAACTGATAGGTCAATGTGGGAGCAGACCCTAGCAGTTGACTTGTTTCTTATGAATCCCGATGGGGATTCTATAGAAGAACACCAAGGCTTTATCAGACAATTAGTAGAAGGTATTATAAAAGAAAACACACAGCCAAATGCCATACCAGGAATTAGAGCTAGATCACAACAAGAAGTTTGAACAAATCCTTAAGGATTCTTATATGGATCCTAAGGATAAAGTCAAATATCCTCCTGTGGCGATTTCTATGGGGTCTAGAGGAGGTTCAGAGGACTTCCCTATATGTATAGGCACCTATGGTAATTTTAGCTTCATACAAGCTCCCCCAAAGAGTCGTAAGACTTTCTTAGTTTCCTTGCTTGCTAGTGCTTACTTATCTGGGTCTAATGAATATGTTGATCAAATGCGTGGGCATAATAATGGTAAGATAACGATTCATTATGATACCGAGCAGGGAGAGTATCACGCTCAAAGGGTTTTTAACAGAACGCATAGGATGGCTGATCAAAGGGACAATTATAAGACTTATTCATTAAGAGAGTATAGCCCTCAAGAAAGACTTGAGTTTATAGATTGGCACATTAACAGAGTAGATAATTTAGGGTTAGTTATTATAGATGGGATAGCTGATCTTATAAATGATGTTAATGATATTAACGCTAGCAATGAACTCGTCCAGTACTTAATGAAATGGACCAAGGAGTTACAAATTCACATTATAACAGTTATACATTCTAATTTTAATTCCACTAAACCTACTGGCCATTTAGGGTCGTTCCTAGAGAAGAAGACTGAAACTCAGATATCGGTTAAGGTTGACGAGGAAGATGATAACCTGACTGTAGTTAATTGTATGAGAAGTAGAGGCCAACCATTTGACAAGTTCAGTTTTACTATAAAGAACGGTTATCCACATATACAAGAGAATATAGACTTATCCTATCAAGCAATTAATTTTTAACATATGAAGGAACTTGTTTTTACGCTTAATATTAGAGCGCAACCCCACCAATCATTTAGGATTGGTAGGAATGGAATCAAGTACAAACCAAAGAAAATTGTTGATTACCAGAAGTACATTGTTACATTAGTTTCGGAACAGTTACCCGATAATTTCGTTATAATAGAAGCGGGAACACCAATTTTTGTGGAATACATTGAATATAGTTACGCATATCCTAAGGCTACTCCGAAGAAAAGGAGGATAGGTCAGACACCTAAAACAACAAAGCCAGACTTACAGGATAACCTTAACAAAGCATTCTTTGATGCTTTGGAGGGACTCATTTATGAACAGGATCAAAACATCGTAGAGATAAAACAAATGAAGAAGTACTACAGCGATTCTGATTGCATAAAGGTAAAATTTGTTTATTAAACAACAATATGTTAAATTTATAACAAAATGAAGAGATTCTTAACGAATACGTTAATTAGAATGATTTGTTTAACAGTATCCGTAATATGGAGTGTAGTATTTTTTACGGTTGCAATAAAAATATTTGATAGATTATGGGAATAGATTTTGAATGGATAATGGGCTTCGCTTTTGGCGTAGATTATCTTACAGACATTGATGTGCAAGGAGGGGAGGATTTAGAGACTATTGATATCATTAGAGTCCAACTTGGTTTCTTTGCTCTTTACGTTCCAATACAGACTTAGTGCTAGAAGACCTTGGTAGGAAACACGAGCTTTGGTTGGCTATGGCGTTGAATATGGGAGTGCCACCCTCCCTTGCCGAGGATTTAATCCAGGAGATGTATCTTCGGCTGCATAGGTATGTAAAGGACGAAAGCAAGGTTTACTACAAAGATACTGGCACAATCAATAGGTTCTACATATGGACCACTATAAGGAATATGTGGATGAGTGCAAGGACTTACAAAGCTAAGAATGGTACTGTTTATTTAGAAGATCTGTCTGATTACTCGGCAGATTTTCTGCATATAAATAACCAGGTAACATACGATGTAAAAGAGGTGGAGGCTATAGAGGCTCACGATAGACTCTTTGACAAAGTAATGAAAGTGGTGGAGGATTGGGACTATTGGTATGACCAGAAGCTGTTTGCTCTATATTACAGAAGTGATATGTCTATGAGGGATATCGCAAGTAAAACAAACATATCCTTGACCTCAATATTTAATAGTTGTAAGAACTATAAGGTAAAGATTAATAACGAACTCCTGGAGGACTGGGAGGATTTTAAGAACGGAGATTTTGATAAAATTTAATTATGGAACCACCTAAGGATAAAAGAACGAAAGCCTATAAAGAATGGGTTAAGAATCACCAAAAGGCCTCAGAAGGCCTTGGTGATACAGTAGAGAAGATTACTAAGGCTACCGGAATAAAGAAGGTAGTGGAGATGTTTGCGGATGGTAAGGACTGTGGATGTGATGAGCGCAAGGAAAAGCTGAACAAGATGTTTCCCTATCAGAAGCCTAATTGTTTGACAGAACCTGAGTTTGATTATCTAGCAGCTTTCTTCGCGAAGTCATTCTCGACTATAAGCCCTACAACTCAGAAGAGACTTCTAGATATTTACAATAGGGTTTTCAACGATAAAAGAGAAATGTCTGGTTGTAGCAGTTGTTTTATAAACGGAGTCTATAATAAGCTACAGGATTTATACAATGAATATTTGGGACAACATAATCAATAAGCCTATCAAGGATTATAATGAGGCTGATCTATTCAGCCAAATAAAACTGTCCAATTATGTTGATTTAGTTAAATCAGAAGATAAGATGAGCAGGTGGGATTGTTATTCAGATCACTTCAATCATAGGATAGAACTTAAATGCAGGGGCGCACACTATGACACTTTGCTTATAGAGAAATCTAAGTATGACTATATGGTAGATAAGGCTCACGAGAACCTAGAGGTTCCTATGTACATATGCTCAACCCCAAAAGGGATTTACTGCTTCAACCTGCTCAGGATTAAGCCTAAGTGGTTTGTGCAGAAACACAACAAGACAACACAATTTAAGAACACAGCAAAGATAGACAAGCTAGTAGCTAATGTATCTATTCACAATAAGCATTGCTATTCATATTTATAAGTTATGGGAGATTCAGTAAGCAAGTATTTTTTAGACAGAGAAGAGTATACCACTAATACAACAGCTAGGAGGGATCCGGTTAAAACGGATCCCATTGTTGAAGAGGTGAAGGAGATTATGGATAAACGCAGTCAGCGTGGGATAAAGGAGTATGGCACGACCTTACAGGATAATCCGGATGGATTCTATGTTTGGTTGAAAGAACTCCAGGAAGAGCTGCTCGATGCAGCTCTATACATACAGAAGTTAAAAAAACAAAGATGAATACTAGAGACAGAATACAAAAGATAGTGGGTTACACGACCTGGTCTGTTCAGAAGAAAGTAGATGCTTTGCTGGAGATTGATTGCAATCTCTACACAAACCTAGGAACAGACTCTACTACTACGGAGCGAAAGGATGTTAAATCTATTAGCAAGTTAATCTACAAATCTATATCCAACATCAGTCCAATAGACGGATATCTACTAAAGGCTTATTACGAAGAAAAGCCTAAATCTATTTCGTAGTTAACAAAATGTTTATTATCTTGCTTGAAAATAAAACTATATGAGCAACGATACAATAACATTGCTAGACGGAATAGATTGGGTAAAAGATGAACTGCTAAGTAATATGGATGATGATTCATTCTATTATGGCTACCTAGGAAAAGCAGCCTTATCTTCATCTTCACTTAAGCCTCTACTTATTTCTGCTAAAGAATATTACAAAAGCATTACAGAAGAACCGGAATACAAACAACAATTTGTAGAAGGTCAAATATTTCATACTCTAGCGTTAGAGCCTGAGAAAATGGATGAGCGATATGAAATCGTAGAATATGAGAGACGGGTAGAGTCTGTTAGGCGAATGAATGAAGAGTCTGATAAAGAAGTTATTCTTAGAAAGGAATATAATTTTATGAATGCTATCTATAAAAAGATGCTGCTTTGTGATGAGGCAAGAGAACTTCTAGACGGAGGCATTCCTGAGGTTCCTGCTATTGGAATGATAAATGATATACCTTTTAGAGCTAAGGCAGATTCTCTTCACTTAGATCACATTGTTGATCTTAAGACAACTGCTAAGCTAGACACTTGGCTTTGGACTGGAAAGAATAAGTGGAATTACGATGTTCAGGCATATATCTATATGACGCTATTTAACGTGTCTAGATTTACGTTTCTAGTAGTGGAGAAGGTAACAGGTCGTGTGGCAATATATGAGCTGTCAGAACGCGCGTATGAGTCTGGCAAGAGTAAATTAGACCTTGCTACTGAGAGATACAAAAAGCATTTCTTAGATAAGACCGAAGAAGAGATTCAGGCTAATCTTTACAATGATTGTATAAAAGGTTTTTTTTAATGACCAAGGAAGAATACGATTTTGAGGTTTTGAACTATTACTATCTTGCTTTGGTTGATTTACTGATGGGCGTTACCTATCAAGAGATATCAGTCCAAATGAAGGACTTTGAATCTTTAGAGTTGTATGAAGCTTGTGCTGGAGTTAAGAAGGCTTTAGATCAGGCAGATAAGTGTACTATAAAAGAAATACAATTAGAAGTTAATCGAGTAGAATTAGAACTAGAAAAACAAAAAGACATATATGAAAATTAGAGAAATAAGAGAGCTTGTGGAAAGGGAGCTTGATTTAGACTTAAGCCATCCTAGTAGATTAAGAGCTAGAGTATATGCTAGAGCAGTATACTTTAAACTATGCAGACAGCATACGTTCTGTTCTCTTAGTGAGATAGGTATGTCTGTAGGTAGAGATCACGCCACAGTACTTCACGGAATCAAAATATTTGATGACGTGATTGTTGAGTACGAGATAAACTTATACGAGGTGTATGATAAACTCAATAAGCTTATATCTAAATGCACTAAGACTAGAGAGCGGGACATTAACCCGGAGAAGTATTATCGGAATAAGTATGCCGACCTATTGGTCGAGCATAGAACCCTACTGAATGAACATAGAAACCTTATAACTAAAGAATATGTTTGAGACAATAGCTTTAATATTTTTGATAGGTATACTTATTTTATTAGTAATGTTATTTATAGACTGATTAATTAGAAAAAATATGACAAAGTACAACACACAAAAATTAAGTGATTCCCTTGTCGAACACAGGGTTTCAGGAACAAACTGGATTATTGAAGAGTGGATCAAAGATAAAATGTTTACGGTTTATAATAAACACGCCGACCTCAATGATTTGTTTTATATTGAAATGCCTGAGCAATATAAAACAAGAAGAGCTGCTTTAGATGCTATTAAGGAATTTTTAGTGAATGAGGATTTTTTTGTAGAGAATATTAATAGTGCAAAGGAAATCATTAAAATGTACAAAAAAGCTTGGTTTGCTTAAACATAATGAAAAGAAAAAAGGAGCAGATTGACTACTCGCTGGTCAGCCAAAAGAAGGCTGCCTGGTGTATAGACAATGGATATAAAATATATCCTATCCCTGCTGGGAAATGCTTTGGTCGTTGCACTGAATTTTATGTTATTGTCCAGAGGGGAGTTCAAAAGGAAAAGTCTAAGAAGGTATACACTGATATAGGTGTGGCCAATAAGACTTGGGAGCTGTATAATTTCTTTTATGATAAACACGCTGATAGATAATCAGTTATATTACTATGGGTAGAAAGCCAAAAGAGTTTAAGTACATTAAGAAGAATGATGGTCGTAGGAACAATGGTAGGAAGAAGGGAGATAAGCATTTCTTAGCCAATAAGGTTAACGCTACTCCTGCTGCTATCAATGAAGCTAAGAAGGATAGAATGGGTATCTATGCTCTGAATGCAATGAAAGAGGTCTTTGGCTCTGAAGAAGAGGCCTGGGCCGAGTTAGCGAAGCAAGCCAAGTCCTCTTTCGCCCATATGAAATTACTCTTTGAATATAAGTATGGTAAGCCTACAGAAAGTGTAGACTATACTAGCGGAGGTCAAAAGCTAGACATACCCATCACAAACATATTTGCTGGAACTCAGCAGGCCCCTGAGATAGATAATACAATAGACATAACACCAGAAGATAATGAACAAGAAGAGACAGATCAATGATCCAAAAGACTTTCCAAAGGACTTTTGGAATTACCTTGTGAATCCAATACTAGGCTATTATGTAAAGCCAGCTACATTGTCTCCAAGGGGAGTACTTAATCCAAAAGAATCTCGGAAGTAATATGAAGGTATTAGTTGCTTGTGAAGAGAGTCAGGCAGTGACCAAAGAATTTAGGGCTTTAGGCCACGAAGCCTATTCTTGTGATATACTTCCCTGTAGTGGTGGACACCCTGAATGGCATATCCAAGGGGATGCATTACAGGAGGCTAACTCTGGAAGGTATGATCTAATGGTTGCCCATCCTCCTTGTACTTATTTAGCTGTAAGTGGCAATAGGTGGTTGTATAATAAAGATGGCTCAAAGAATGAAGAGCGGTGGGAGAACAGAAACAAAGCATTATTCTTTGTCAAGCAATTGATGGATGCGCCCATAAGATATATAGCTATTGAAAATCCTATAAGTGTTATTTCATCACAAATAAGAAAACCTAATCAGATTGTTCAGCCTTATATGTTTGGGGATGAGGCTAAGAAAACAACTTGTCTTTGGACTAAGAATTTACCTCTATTGACCGCAACCAAGATTGTATCTCAGGGTGAATTTGTGGAGTGGACAGACAAGAAAGGAAAGGTAAAGAGAATGGCTAAATGGTATGATGAAGCTAGAGGGAGTAAAGATAGAGCAAAGTTAAGAAGTAAGACGTTTCCAGGTATAGCAAAAGCAATAGCTACCCAATACTCACAATACATATTAAATGACTCCACAGTTACACGATAAATATCAAGCTTTAGGAAATGACACCCGTTACTTTGTAGTGACGGGTGGTAGGGGATCCGGTAAGTCCTTTGCAGTAAATACCTTCCTAGCTTTCCTTACAATGGAGAAGGGTCATAAGATTCTGTTCGCTAGGTATACTATGGTATCTGCTGCTACTTCCATTATACCAGAGTTCCTGGAGAAGCTTGAGCTGTTCGGTATCGCTAAACACTTTAGGATAACTAAGGATGAGATATTAAACACAGCCACCGGAAGCTCAATAATATTTAAAGGTATCAAAACCAGCAGCGGTAATCAAACCGCTGCGCTTAAGTCCTTACAAGGTATTACAACCTTTGTCCTGGACGAAGCAGAAGAACTTATAGATGAGGACAGCTTTGATAAGATAGACCAATCAGTCAGAGAGAAGAACAAACAGAATAGATGTATACTAATACTCAACCCAACCACAAAGGAGCATTGGATATACCAGAGGTTCTTTGCAGCCAAAAGAGTAGAGGCTGGGTCGAATGTATGGAAGGATAACGTAACATACATTCACACTAGCTATATAGACAACAAAGATAATCTATCTAATTCTTTTGTTGAGCAGGTGGAGATGATGCGTAAGAAGAACCCAAGGAAGTATCTGCACCAGATAATGGGTGGGTGGATTGACAAGGCTGAAGGTGTGGTGATCACCAACTGGAGGACTGGCCAATTCAAAGACTACCATCAGATTGTATACGGACAAGATTACGGATTCTCTACAGACC